TGAATGTCATACGCAAGCACAATCGTGTGATCATTATGAAAGCTCGCCAGATTGGCTTTAGCACTATTGTAACTGGCTACCTGTACCACAAGACTATTACGACAGCTGGTGTTACTACAGCTATTGTTGGTTACAACAACGACCTTACCGCTGAGCTTCTGGACAAGATCAAAACTTTTTATAGGACAACTCCAGATGCCCTCAAGCCAACAATTCACTACAACTCTAAGTATGAGATTTCGTTCCCTAAGGCGGACTCTAAAATTCTAGTGCTTCCATCTACAGAGAACGTAGGACGTGGGTATACAATCAACTATGCTCTACTTACGGAGGTGCCTTTCTGGGAGAAGGCAGAAGACAAGATTGTGACACTCGAGGCGTCTGTGCCTGTCACGGGAAAGATTATAGTTGAATCATCTCCGGGTGCTGTGGGTGACTACTTCCACAGAATGTGGGTGTCGGATAACGGTTACACCAAGAAAGAGTATGGATGGTGGTGGAACTATACAGAAGAAGAGATTGACACGATTCGTCGTCGTATGCATAACCCTCGTAAGTTCAACAACAACTATGCGCTCGAATTCCTGATATCTGGACGCGCTGTGTTCACACAGGAAGCTATTTCATTGCAACGTAAGAACGTATGGAAAGTGGGTCACAGTGTGAAGCTGGAAGACGGGACAGAACACATCGTGCGCGAGGAAGAAGGATTCAGGATATATAAGCCTGTGCAGGAGGGTAAGTTCTATGTCCTCGGGGCTGACTGTTCAGAAGGTGTTTCAGGAGGTGACTACTCTGTTTGCTCTGTGATTGAACGCTCCTCGGGGGAGGAGGTAGGATTCTGGAGAGGACACATTTCACCAGATAGGTTCGCAAAGGTTCTAGACAAGTGGGGTAGGTACTACAATAACGGCTTACTCGTTGTGGAGGCTGAAGCACATGGAAACGTAGTTCTTAATGTGTTGAAAAACCTACTGTACCCATCGTTGTATTTCAGACCTTCTAGATTTGACACTATCGGAAACCCGTGGTCAGACAAGTTGGGGTGGAAAACTACCAAGCTCACACGACCTATACTTATCGATGAGTTCGAACAAATGACGCGAGAGGACGACATTACTATTCACAGCAAGGAGACTGTTGACGAGATGACGGTGTTTATTTTCAACAACGCAAACAACATGGTGGCTATGGACTCATACCACGATGACGCCATTTTCGCTACGGCAATAGCCTGCCAGGGTTTCAAAGTTATATCAGACAAACCCATGAACCAGATCGATTACAACCAGCACTTACCACAAGCTGGGTATTAACAGGACTATGCTAACATGTTGTTAAGTATTTATAATTATCCCTATGGAGAAAAAAACAAAACCAAATAGAAACGGAAAAGCGTATAACCCTTCAGACTTTAGCCCGGCAGAGGTAGAGCGAATGACACGATTCCACCTGCAGATGAACGACTCTCGCGGGTACTTCCTCGGAGTTATTAAGCCCCGGCTAGACAGGTCTTACAAATTATATATTGCATACACAGGAGATCGTCAATTACAAATTAAGTCGTGGCAATCGAATATTTTCGTACCATACGTGCAGGCCGTAGTAGAAACACTGATGCCTCGTGTGCTAGATGCTCGCCCAGACTTTAATGTCCAGGCAAGAACTCCAGAAGACCAACCTAAAACAGAGAAACAACAACAACTGACTGACTACATATGGGAAATTTCAGGCATGGACGTTACCGTTGAGAACGTGGTGCGTTCTTCTTTGATTTATGGAACTGGGTACTTGCAGCCTTCATGGAAAAAAGATGTTAGAACACAAAAATTCCTTAAGACTAAAGACTTGGCGAAGAAGAAGTACGAATGGAAGGAAGAGGAACGAGTATTTTACGATGCTCCGTACGCAGAGTGGGTAGACAACTACAACCTTTGGTATGACTGGCACAATGATGCACGTGAAAGCAAGCAGTATTGGTTCAAGCGACTAGTTTTGACTGCTCCAGAGATTCGACGAAAGTATCCAAACGTGGATGAGAAGCGTTTAGAGATGGCGTTACAAAACCCTGGGGGTGATTTGACTGATTACGCGTCTATCAGGACTCAAGTTAAGCAAAATCACGAATTAATCACAAAGGGAGGCGGAGCATCGAGTAATGCTGCGTATTCTTCATCAATTTCAGGTAACGGATCGATGTATAACGCTGGAGTCGACAAATATACGACTGCAGGCAACGCAGAACTCCAAATGTACGAAGTTTTCGAGTGGACACAGCCATTTGCAGACGAATATTCAGTTCACGTCGGAGGTTCTTACGTTCCGATCCTAAAAGAAGGGTTTATGCCCATTCCTTATGACTATAAAGAGGCATCTTTCATCGATTTCCCATATTTGAAGGTACCAGGAGAGTTCGAAGGGTACAGTTTACCGATGATTCTTGAAAACCCACAGATCATGATGAACATGATTAAAAACCAACGTCTAGACGCAACAACTCTGTCTATTCACAAAATGTGGATTGTAAACCCACTAGCCAACATCAATAAAGACGAACTTGTCACACGTCCGTTCGGTATTATTTACTCAGTAGACCCTAATGGTGTACGTGAGGTGGAATTTAGCGACATTAAGACAAGTGCCTACAAAGAAGAGGATTTGCTCAAGGCAGACATGCGATACGCCTCAGGAGTAGACGATTTCTCCATGGGTGTAGGAGGAGGAGCAGGTTCAGCTACAGAAGTACGTCACTTACGTGAATCTACCCTAGAACGTGTTCGTCTTTACGTGAACCACCTAGGAGACGGGTTCTCAGTGCTGATGCGTTTCTGGATGGATATGTCACGACAGTTCTTCACAGAAGATATGATTATCCGTATCGTCGGTGACGACGGAAAGGAGATGTTCCCACTTATTGAAAAAGATGACCTAGAGGGAAGATTTGATTACCGCGCTGCTGTGTTACCATCTATTGCTGGACAACAAGACATCAAGAAGAAGCAAGACATGGATTTGTTCCAATTGCTTATCAACTTGCCGTTTGTTGATCCACAGAAGCTTACTCAGAAGATACTTGTTGACTGGAACTGGGATTTAGACTCAGTATCTAAGGGTGAGGAGGAAGAGGCTGCACAACCAGAATTAGGTCCTCACGGGATGCCACAAGGATCTCCAGAACTAGGCCCACCACCAACTCAGAAAAGTAGTATTTCACCAGACGTTGCTAAACAAGCTCTAGCTATGTTGCAAGGTCCAGGGGGAGCCACACCACCAGCCTTCGGGCAGGCGGCATCACCTATCAATCTGTTGAACGCTGGAGGGGTACCACCCACAGCACCAAGGATTGGATTACCAACATCGAACCCACGAGGGATGAACAGAGGAGGTAAGGTGAATACGAACATTGCGATGAACACACAACATAGCAACCCAGAATCGCAGTTAATGAATAGAGCTTCGAGCTTACAAAGTTAGTTATCAAAATTATAAAATAATAAGTAAATATGAATAGTACAAATACAACAGCTGCCCCTAAGAAAGACAGCCAAGAAGACATTAAGAACTACTTTAACGATGACATTCGTGAGCAAGTCAGCGGTATGTCTAATGAAGACATGAGGGATATTCTCAAAGGTCTAGAAGGAACACCAATCTGGTTTGCAATAATGAAGTACTCTCAGTCTCGCGTGGCTGTAATACAGGATACATTCCTCACCCTTGACCCGATGAAGGATGCAGTGAAGATGGCTAGGTATCAAGGAGCGATCACAGGAATGCTCGATTTACAAGATGCTGTGCTGAATCTAAAGTTCGAAGCTAAGCAAGCAGAGAACCCAGAAGCAGGCTCAGATAAAGCCAAGGAGGAGATGGGCGGAGCGTACGGAGTAATATAAGTAATTAGTACAGTGCTATAATTTTCACATCATGACAAAAGTAAAATACAATTCAGAAGGAAAGAAGAGTCGCAAGGATATTGTTCGAGGTGTTTTAGCTAAATTTGGGGAGAAGTTACGTCCATCTATAAGACAGGGACGTGAGGCATCTGAAGCCCGAGGGAAAACTGCAGACTCTGCACGATCCACTCTGCTACAGAAAAGGAAGGAACGTCACAAAAATGACCTTACAGACAAAGAAAAGGCTGGAGTGTTCGTGGGAAAGCCCAAGAATGCATTTGCACGCCTTAAACAGATTAAAGAGGTTGTAAGAGGTCGTAAATAATATGGAAAGTATTTCAACACCAAGTACTACTGAGACATCCAATGGAGAAGGACGTATGAAGGTGGAAGTAGATATGAAAAGGAAACGAAAATTATTAAAAACTAAATTGAAAGCTTATGGCACATAAAACAGAAGACAAAGGAAAGTCCAAGATGCACGACCAGTCTGACCTTCTAGGTGAGAAGCCTTATGGAAGCATTGGATCAGCACGAACTGCTGAAGAGACGAAGGTGGTTGGTAAGTTAAAGAAGCGGAAAGCTGGGGCATTACGCGCTAAGGGTTCGTCACAAGAGGATGGGCAACGTGCGAATGGAAACGGTAGTCTACTACTTAAACGCATCAAACAGTTTGTAAATCGGTAGATTATAAGTAATATACAACAATATGAATACAAATTATAAAGAAGTTGCAGAAAAAGTTACAGGTGAGATGAATGAAACCATCTCTAACGTTTTGGATAAGTTAAAGGATACGGATAACGATAAGGAGGGAGTCAACTTGGTAGATATCACCAAAAAACTTTCCGCAAAGAAATTTGGAAAAAAGTAAAATCGTTTAAGCTTAGTCGATTTATTAATTATGAACATCTAAAATATGGATAACGCATTTGAAGGGTCCGCTCCAGAAGCGGGGAGCCCAACACAACCAGTAGTAGCAGAAGCTGCTCCGAACCCTAACAACTTGGGACAAGTCCCAGCAGTTGCAGGAGCCGGGGAGGCAGCACCTAAAGCAGGAAGTTCCGCTGCGGAACAAGCAAAGGAATTAGAAAGTCTTGTAGGAAAACAGGGCGCCGAATTGGGAGAATTCAGAAAGTTCTTTTCTGACATTGCCCCACTTTTGGACAAACTCGATAAGAGTCCCGAACTCGTACAAGCCATCGTTGACGGAAACATCACCGGCGAATTAGCACAAGCTGCTATGGACGGTAAAGTTTCAATCGCTGATGCGGAAATAGTAGGAAAGGCTCAAGAGGAAGTTAAGAAAGACTTAGGAGCAGAAGGATTCAAGGGAGCATCACCAGAGGAAGTTGCAAAACTAGTCGAAGATAGAGCTATAGAACTCAAAACCGATTTTGACAAAAAGTTGAAAGAACGTGATGAACTAAGCGCTTTTGAAGCTTCTACCAACAACTTCATCTCGAGGACATCCGACTTCGCGCAATACGCGCAAGAAGTCGACAAATGGCTCGACGAGCATGATGTGACAGATATTGCTGTTGCATACTATGCTGTGAAAGGTGAATTGTCTGAAAAGGCAGCAACCACACAAGCGGACAAGGATAAGGCTCTAGCCGAAAAGGATATGGCACTTAACGCTGGCGGAGGTCAGGGTAAAGCTACCCACATCCAAGGTGACGAGAACATCGTTGACTCGCTTATCGCAGGAAAGGCGAATCCAAACATCTTTACTTAATCTCTCAATAAACTTCTAATGGGCACAAAATTGTTCTTAACAACAAACATTAAAAGTTTAATAGAAATTAACACTAATTAACATGGCATACCCATATTACACAGAGCCATCACACGACACAGGACAAGTGATCGATACATCGGCCGCTAGTTACCCACGTACAACATCGACTGCTTCTACGGAAGGACGTCTTATTGTTGACGCAGTTGACAAAATCTTTTTACTAGAACCTAACAAGCACCCTCTTGTAACTCTTCTTACTAACGTAGGAAAGGTATACGACGGAAAGTCTTGGAAAGGATCAAGCATGATGAAACGACCAACAGGGAACCCTGAGTTCAAGTGGTTCGAAGACGTTTACGGCGGACGATACGCTAAGGTAAGCGGTACAGTTTCAGCAGCAGCTGGTCAAACAATCACAGTTACAGGAGCAGGATCAAGTTCAGGAAAAATCTTTACATTGGGAGACCTCGTAAAGAACGCCCGAACTGGTGAATGTTTCACTATCGGTGTTGTTGCGGCTACTACAGCTGTAGCAGCTACTCGTGGTTTTGGGTCTACTTCAGCAGCCACAATGGCAGATGGAGATGGTTTGTTTATAATTGGTAACGTTAACGAGGAGAACGCAGGTTCTAGAAACGTTAACACAACTCAGACATCACCTGAGACCAACTACACTCAAATCTTCAAGACAACAATCGCAGTATCTAACACAGAAAAGGAAGCTAACCTCTACGGAGGAAAAGACCTTCCTTTCCAACGAGCTAAGAAAGGAACAGAGCACGCGCTCGACATCGAGCGAGGATTCTGGTGGGGTCAAAAGAATTCCGACACAGGAACTCAAGGACACCCACGACGTTCAACAGGAGGAGTACACGAGTTTATTGACACAGGAGGTTCATACGTTCAGAACCAAGGCGGTCCTTTGACAGCACCTGATCTAAACACGTTCCTTCGAGAAGGGTTTACTTACGGAAACGACACTAAGGTGCTTTTCGCAGGTGGAATCGTGCTTCAAGCAATCAACGAGATCGCTCGAGGTCAAATCCAAACACAGACTCTAGACACTACATACGGAGTAAAAATTAGTAACTGGGTTACAGCATTTGGTTCAGTGAACATCGTTCACAACCCAATGTTCGTTCAAGATTACTCAAGTTACGCGTTCCTACTCGACATGGAGTGCTTCAAGTACCGATTTATGAACAATCGTGATACTTCTCTACAAACAAACATCCAAGCGCCTGACGCTGACGGTGAAGTAGATCAGTATATAACTGAAGCAGGTCTACAACGAGAGCAAGCGCCTAAACACGCATTGCTACGAGGAGTAACATCATAAGTTAAGTTAAAGTAAGTTAGGTTATTGTTTCCAGAATCCTCGTTATTCTTGGGATTTAAAATCAAGAGTAAATGTGGTCAAGGGGCGTCGGCCGCCCCTGTAGTACCACATCCCGATTAGATCACGGGTCATTGATCGTTAACCAAAATTATTATGGCAAGTTTAGATTCACTACGAATGCGCGACCTCGCATCACAACCTACCGCAATCCGGTACGTTGACGACGGTCCAATAGCATTACGAATTCGTCACATCGGTACAACAGCAGTAACATCAGTTACTGTTACTACAGCTACGAACATTGTGTTAATAGATGCTGATGGTACAACTACCTCAACATTTTCTTCAGACACCACTTTAGGTGCTGTAGCAGACACGATTAATGCAGCTGCAAACTGGGAGTGTAAAGTTCTTGATGGACTTCGCGCTACGCTTACAAACGCAAGCAACCTAGTAGCAGGTACACTTACAGCTACAACCGTAAACGAAGAGTTCGGATACACCGTAAACCTTGAGACATCTACAACAGATGACTTCTTGATACGATGTACATACGACCGCACAGCAGGAAACCTCCTTCCAGCAGCGGGACACCGTGTGAAATTAGTAAAGTTCGAGTACAACCTCGACGTGAACGCAGCACTAGCTAACGGCGTACAGATCTGGGAATGGGATCCTTCACGAAGGACCGAGACTCAAATCTGGCAAGCAGCTTCTGTTGACGCTACGTTGACAACACACGACTTCACTAAAGGTCCAATCACAGCGAAAGAGGGTAATGACCTTGTAATATTAGTTACTGACACTACATCTGTTACAGATGCAGATGCTAACTACATGCAAGCGATCTACGTTCGACAATAGGGTTCAACTTATCAAAATAACAAAATTATTATGGCAAGTTTAGAATCACTACAAACACGAAATTACAAAGCCCAATCGCTGTCGGGCAACACTGTAGACGACAAAAGTCTAGCAATTGAAATTGTTCACGTAGCTACTGGGGATAACCCATCAGTTACAGTTGTTTCAGCAACAGGTATTACCCTAGCTGACGACGACTACACAACAGGTTCTTTAGCTTTCTCTACTTATACAACACTTGGACTTCTAGTTGATGAAATCAACTCTAGTCACAACTTGTATTGGAGTGCGAGAATTATTGATGGACTTCGAGCGACATCTACAGCTTCAAGGGTATTAATCCCAGATAGTGCTATCACAGCCGTCGTACGAGGCGGAGAAACGATTTACGAAGTGTTCATGGACCAAAGTGTCAATGACTCTATGTTCTATCGGGTAGCGCAAGACAGGGGTGTTCTAAGGGACGACAACGCTGTCCTTCGAGCAAATATACCTGCAGGCACCAAACGAGTGAAAATTCAAGGTATTATTTATCGCGTTAATATTAGTGCGGCGACTGCTAATGGAGTTAGAGTTTATGAGTACAACCCAGTTGGGGATACTGAAACTCAAATCTATCAGTGGACTACAGTAGATAACACTGCGACAACTATAGATCTTACCGATTTCCCGCTGACTTCAGCGCCCGGTAACGAATTCGTAGTTATGATAAATGACTCAGCTATTACTGACGCTATCACCAACTTCTTGCAAGTTGACTATGTCAGAGAATAGAGTTATTTAGCATTTTGACTTTACTAGTGAGAGAAGGAGGTTCTCTCACTGGATAAGGTCGAAATACAAAGCAATTAACAATATGAACAAAAAATATTATGTCAACAAAATTTGTTAGCAAAAACTCAAACTTCATGATCGTCTTACGACCAGGGAAGGAGGGTAGTAGAGCATTAGGAACATCTGCAGTCTCAGGGCTATACGTTAAGTTTCAGTCAGGAGTGGTAGATGTGAAAGAAGAATCAATAATAGAACTGTTACGAGAACACGAAAGTTTTGGATTAGATTTCGTGGAAGTGCAGGCGGACGAAATCGACCCATTCGCAGAACAGCGCGAAGAGTCAGAGCCTAAGCACGTTACAAGTGAGGTGAAGTACGGACACGTAGTAAATCGTCAAGGTACTCCCACAGCAACAAAAATGACTCCTCAAGTCAAGAAAATCATTGAGGAAAGAGCCCTAGAAATGATCCCGGGGCTATTAAAAGAAAATCCAGAAGTATTAAAGGACTTAATTCTAAATCTAGCTGCAGACATGAAAACGGAGGATAAAGCTCCAGATGTCCCAATAGATGTACCAGAAACACCTGAGCAACCCGCACAAACAGAGGAGAAAAAAGAAACTCCCGAGAAGCCTAAAGCTAAGCAAGGAAAGGCTAAGAAGTAGGTATGAGAATAAAACCTGTATTAGGTTACGAGGAGCAATACGCTGTGTCTGATACAGGCATGGTGTATAGCATCCCAGGCAAGGGTAAATGGGGGAAGACGAAGAACGGCAAGGGCGGCAGGTGGTTGAAGCTATTGAAACATATAGATGATTATATGACCGTTAATCTAAGTAAAGAAGGTGTCGTTTGTAAAAAACGCGTACATCGTTTAGTCGCGGAAAGTTTTCTTGAAAACACGCATAAGTTACCACATGTGAACCATAAAGATATGGATAGAACTAACAACCATGTAACTAATCTTGAGTGGATTTCTCCTACAAATAACTCTCTACATGCGATCCAGTTTAGAAAAACATTGTCACCAGGAAGACTCGAAGAGATCAGTCTATTGAATGCAAACAATCGCAAGATGTTCCCCAGTAGACAGTATAACCGGGCTTATTATGAGAGAATGAAGGAAAATAGAAAGGAGAAGACTATTTCCGTGGGACTATGATATTATATTAGGGACAGTCAGTTAACAGCCTTTACCAATATATATCATGTCAAATAAATTTTTTAACCTATATTACGATCCTGTTCGAGAAGGATACGATTCATCTTCATGGAAGACTCTTTGGGGTGCACCAGAAGTGCTTGGAAGTGAATTAAATCTTCCAATCGCAGCAATACTTCACTACGGAGACATGCGCCGTGGTGATGCTGTATTCAGTGTGAATGTCCCAGCTCCAGCAGCAGGACACGACCGAAAGTTCGGATTCATACAATACAACAAAAACGCTTACTTATATTTCAAAATAGCTGACAATGTTATTACGGCCGAATCGTCGGACGGAACTAACACCAACTCCAGTACCATCACATGGCAAAGTGCTTGGACAAGTACAGACGTAGAATTCCGCGTAAAGTGGGAAGCTGGAACAGCTAAGTTCTACGTCAATGGTAACGAACAAGCAGTAATAAATGATATATCGGTTCCAGGAGACCCGATGAGTCTATATGTATCGAACATGACAGCAGGCTCTAACCTGTTGCTTAACTATATCAACGTAGAAGGCATCCAGTCATACATCATGCACGAGGGATACGAAGACTCTAACTTCGGTGACGTCATCTACGACGTTGACACCCTTACTATTACTGAAAGCATCGATGTTGAAATGTTAGCAGGGGTTAGCCCATCAGCATCAGTCAGTCCTTCAGCATCAGTCAGTCCTTCAGCATCAGTCAGTCCTTCAGCATCTAGTTCAGTTTCAGTATCGCCATCTGCTTCTGTATCGCCTTCATCATCAGTATCAGCCTCAGTGTCGCCATCTGCTTCTGCATCGCCTTCAGCATCGGCCTCACCATCTGCTTCTGCATCGCCTTCAGCATCAGTATCGCCTTCAGTATCGCCATCACCGCAAGTCTAAAATAAACGATAAAACAACAATAATATGCCAGAAAATACAGATACAATGGACGTGCGAATCGAATATATACAGAGAGATATAGCTGATATTAAAAAGAAACTGGATGGTCACTACATCAGTAGAGAAGAGTTCGAGCCTATCAAGAAGATCGTGTACGGCTTAGTCGCTATCATTCTCGTTAGCGTAGTTGGAGCTCTCATTGCTCTCGTTGTATTGCCAGGGTAGTCTAAAGTAGACCCTATCGAAGTACAGCAACGCTCAGACCCTCCCATAGGTCTGGGTGTTGTTACTTAACAAGAGTTTTGCATTCTGATATAATCATGTATACTGTGAAAGTTAACTACAATTTAAATATGAAGAACATTATTTAAGCTTTTTTACCGCGGGGACGAAGACGTGGTGAGAATGTTAATCTAGATTAGGATTTATTAGCTTTAGAAAAAAATCTCTATGTCAACATCGAAATCTCATTCAGACGGAATGAAAGTACGCGGATTCTTTCGTGTACAACTTACCGAGAACGGTAAGGGAGTAGTAGGAGATTCAGGATGGCAAGAAAACCAAGTGACAAACTTGGGTATTCGACAGTACATCGTTGGATGGCTCGTTTCTGGAACAGGAAAGTCCGTGACGCACATGGCTCTTGGAACAGGAGGAGCACCTGCCTCAAATGACACTTCTCTATCGGGAGAAAACTTCCACAAGAGTACAGACGCAACCACGAACTCTCGTGCAGCAGTCTCTACATCCATAGTCGCTTCTGGTACAGCACAATTTACAGCTCAGTTTGCTTCAGCAAACAGCTTTGTGACTGCATCAGCTAACATCTCAAACATTGGATTGTTTGAAACACGTTTAACATCACTAGCAAACGCTGGTACCCTCTTCGCGGGTAACACATTTGCATCTAGTGCAGTAGCTACAAACCAGTCTGTTAACGCAACGTACCAAATACGTTTCGCTAGCGCCTAGTTTTAGGTAACTGATAGTGTGCCTCGTATACGGGGCATACTGATTAGTTACTTAATAATTAGATGAAATATGAAAATAACAAAGAAAACGAGAGATCGTATTAAGAAAAGTAAGATAGCGTACGTTGATATAGGATGTGGGGCGAACAAACAAGGGCCAGAATGGTTTGGCATCGACTATAGAGCTCTACCAGGGGTAGACCTAGTACAGGACTTAGAGTCCTTCCCATGGGCGATACCGTCTGAATCCTTTGACATAGCTATTTCATCCCATGTTGTGGAACATATAAACCCATCACATGGTATTTTTATATCATTTATGAACGAAGCGTGGCGTATTCTAAAGCCAGGTGGACAGTTCATCATAGGGGCGCCATACGCTACATCTATAGGTATGTTTCGCGACCCAACACATTGCAACTTTATTAATGAGGAGACGTGGAGTTACTTTGATCCTGCTGATCAGCTATATAAAGGTGGCCTTTATGGCATCTACGGACCTCTTCCGTGGACAATTAAGATAAATACGTGGCACACAACGGGGAACGTTGAGGTGGTGCTAGTTAAACGAGCCATCACTAAAACAATTCCAGTTGACACGGAATACCAACGTTTACTGAAAAAGCATACTAAATTACTAAAATAATATGAAAAAAACTAAAAATGTAGCTAAAAAGGCTGTAAAACAGAAGCGTAATGACTATTCAGCGAAGGGGCAAATACGTCACGATTTGGATAAGAACCCGGGAACCTGGACTAACCGTATCTTGATTGCTATTCCTACGACTGGGTTAGTGCGTGTTGAGTGGGTAATGGCGAAGTATGGACAGATAATCCCTACTAACTGGTCACAGGTAGAGATGACTCAATGGTTGAGTACTTACTCACCTTTGGAATACCAGCTTCCAGACGCAGAGAACCTTATCGCAAAACAAGTGGTAGAGGGGAACTATGAGTGGATGCTCTCTATAGAGCAGGATAACCTTATTCCACCAGACACGTATATACGTCTTAATGAGTACATGATTTCAGGGAAACACCCTATCATCTCAGGACTTTACTTCACTAAGTCACAGCCGCCAGAACCGATTCTTTATCGCGGACGTGGGAACGGCTCGTTTCAGGACTTCAGACTCGGAGACAAGGTGTGGTGTGATGGGGTACCTTTCGGTCTGACATTAATCCACGGATCTATCATCCGAGCTCTATGGAACGAAAGTGAGGAATACATGGTAGGTAACGAATTGACTCGCAAGGTGTTCGAACTACCCGACCGAAACACGGGAAACTACGGCTTTGACAACGCAGATGAGGCTGATATGGATGAAAACGGACGTTTCTCATACACGCGCGGGACTACTGACCTTAACTTCTGTACACGCGTTATACGCGACGACATCCTTAAGAAAGCAGGATGGCCAGCTCACCAGAAGAAAAAGAATCCATTCTTAGTGGATACTAATATTTTTGTGCAGCATATCGATGAATGTGGGCGTCAATACCCATTAGGTGGAGTTCCACAGAAGTACGCTCCGAAGGCAGGACGCAAGTCTAAGGAGATAAAGTAGTGTGTTAATATAAGTTAATGAAGGAGAGAAAAAAGAAAAAAAAGAAGGACTCAAATATTCTTGAAATAAATGTATCTGATTCCATGAACCTAGCTTCTTTAGGCCCCGGGCAAGATATTAATAAATAACAAAATATTATGAAAGTAAAGATTTATGGCTATGGTTGGGTAGGGAAAGCAATGCATGAGCTCTTCCCTGATGCTGTAGTGCATGACCCTCAACTAGGTCTTTCAAGAGACATACCATGTGACATAGGGTTTGTATGTGTTCCTACTCCCAATAACGATGACGGGTCACTTGACTCATCGATAGTTGAGGATGTAGTGAAAAATTCTAAAGAAGACATCTTAGTAATACGATCTACTGTGATGCCAGGGACATGTGACGAGCTCGCAAGGAAGTACAACAAGGATATCGTTATGCAACCAGAATATCTGGGGGAGACAGTTAATCACCCTATGACAGACCAGCACGAAAGACCTTTCCTTGTTATCGGTGGAAAGCCAGAAGCTCGTCGTGATGTGATTGAACTGTACCAAAAGGCGTACAACGCAAATATCACTATACGACAGGTGACTAATACAGAAGCTGAGGTTATTAAAATCTCAGAGAACAGAGCTATAGCATTCAAAGTCGCACAATGTCAGGAGCTCTATGACGTGTGCGAAGCCGCTGGAGTAGATTATTACACAATACGTGACGCCGTTTACGGAGATGACCCGAGGTTTAACTTGTGGTGGACTTTCGTATATCCTAATGAAAGAGGTTTCTCCTCTAAGTGCATTCCAAAAGACGTGTACGGATGGGCTGCATGGGCAGAGAGTTGTGGGTACACACCTCATCTAACTAAAGACTTACTAGAAGCTAATGAAGAATACCTATGCTCTCGATCATAATCCCAAGCAGGTGCGACGAGTTCCTGCAAAAAACAATAGACTCACTGCTAGAGAGAGCAGAGGGAGAGGTTGAAATTATCGTCGTGCTAGATGGCTACTGGCCAGGCGTTATGGTAAAAGACGACCCTAGAGTCACCATAGCGCACCACGGTGAGCAGTTCAATAACAACGGGATGCGAGCTAGTATTAACATGGGGATGGCTCTTGCTAAAGGAGACTACGTAATGAAAATAGACGAGCACTGTAACGTAGATCAAGGGTACGACGTGAAGCTCGCTGCAGACTGTGGTCGTCACGATGTGGTTATTCCACGACGTTACCGTCTCGACCTAGAGACATGGGGCAACTTATCCGACGGACGTCCACCTATTGACTACATGCACATTGACTTCCCATTCCAACGGCCTAACGATAAGACTTGTGGGCTACACGGAGGTGAATGGAAACGACCAGAGAGGTCTGAGATACTTCTAGATTTCACTCCTTCAATGCAGGGGAGTTGTTACTTCACAACTAAGAAGTGGTGGTTTGACGCTATCGGCCCACTAGATGAGTCCAAATACGGAGCCTTCACACAGGAGGCACAGGAGGTTGGGTTCAATTCTTGGTTTAAGGGTGGACACGTTATGGTGAACAAGAAGACGTGGTACTCACACCTACATAAGGGAAAGCTAGGGAAGAGCTACGGATTTTCTAACGCACAATACAAAGAACATGGAAAAAGCATGGAGAAAGGTCGTCTCTATTGCCGAGACTTCTGGCTTGAAACTAAGGACTACCGGTACGATTGGGATTGGTTCATGACACTATTTCCTCTTATGCCAGGGTGGGATGGTGACTGGAAGGCGCGTATATTAGCAGCTAGAGAAATTGAACATGCAAAATAGAATAGAACTAATAAAGTTTTTTGGAGAGCAAGGATTCAAGAAGGCTGCTGAGGTGGGTGTGTTCGATGGAAGGTTCTCTGAAGTAATCGTGCAAACGATTCCTGATATTGAACTCCTGTCAGTGGACAGCTGGGCAGGGAAAATATTACCTAAATGTCAAATCGCTCGAGACAGACTAGCTCCTTATCCAAATGTCACGATTGCTCATGCTGCTAGTGTAGAGCACGCGAAAACAATAAAGGATGAGTCGTTAGACTTCATCTTCATTGATGCAGAGCACTCTTACAAGTCAGTAGTAGAAGACATAGCTGCGTGGGTAGGCAAGGTCAAGATTGGAGGATATCTCTCAGGACACAACTACTACCTCACACGTACTGGTAATACAGGAGTGATTCGAGCTGTAGACGAATTTGTGGCTGAACACGGGTATAAGCTACAACTTACGGATTACGACCGTCACAATCCAGTACGAGACGATAGACAGCAGTGCTGGTACTTTAAGAAGGACCACTAATATGATTATAGGCGACGGTACAATAGCAAAGGCAATTAAGGACAGAGATGACCTCTTGTTTTTTGCTAGTGGCGTTTCAAACAGTAAGGAGGAGCGAGTCAGTGAGTTTCAAAGAGAGTTTCGACTGCTTACGCATCAAGACAAGACAAAACACATCGTTTATTTTAGTACTTTATCTGTCTTCGACACTAAATCGCCATATACGCTACATAAGCTTCATGTTGAGGCGTATATAAAAAAACATTTCAAGCATTATACTATCGTACGTCTCGGTAACCCATATTGGAGCACGAATGAACACCAGTTAATCCCATTCCTTAGAAATAGGCTATTGTCAGGCGAACCCTTCAAAATCTTTGATGTCTATCGACACGTTCTCACTCTTGAGGAGTTTCAATACTGGGTGGAACTCATTCCGGACTTTAGTTGTGAGATGAACATCACCGGAAGATTTATGAAGGTAAGTCAAATAGTAGAAGAAATGAAACTAGGAATATTATCATCACAATAACATCACTATGACTGAAGAATTAGAATACATTTTAGAGAAATATAATTTAGATAAAGAGGCGGAGTTGCCAATCATGATTCCGAACATCGGACGAGACGTGTTACCCGGGTGGTTACATCACCTCGACTACAGGAAGGGAGTAGAGATAGGGGTAGCATCTGGTGATTATTCACTACAATTGATATTAGCGAACCCTCAGATGCATTTGACAGGGGTAGACCCATTCAAACCCTATTCAGAATACAGGGACTATTCGAAAGTATCTACTTTTGAGAAATTAGAAAAGAATGCTGTACATAACCTTGGAAAGAGGCACAACTACACGTTCTTAAAGAAGTGGAGCATGGACGCGCTAGAGGACTTCGAAGATGAGTCATTAGATTTCGTATATATCGATGGTAACCACGAAGACCCTTTTGTCTCGCAAGATATAAATGAGTGGCCTAAGAAGGTGCGTTCAGGAGGAATGGTCGCGGGGCATGACTATTCCAAGGTATCTGGAGTAAAATGGGGGGTGATTCCAGGAATCAAGAGATATACAGCAGAGCATGAGATTGTTCCATGGTTCGTGTTAGGAGCTGAAGGTAAAATTAGAGGGACAACTAGAGATGGTAGCCGTTCTTGGATGTTCATTAAACCGTAACATGGAGATACATGTCTATAGTATTGTAAGAAACGATTCGTATATATTGCCTTACTTCTTACGGCACTATGAGACATTCGCTGACAAAATATTCATCTTCGACGACCACAGTACTGATAATACACGTGCACTAGCCCGCCAGAATTCTAAGGTTCACTTGTCAAGTTTCGAGTACAATCGAGGAATGAACGAGGACGACTTCAACGAGTGCTTCGAGAACGCTTATAAGAAGCACAGTCGTGGCAAGGCGGACTGGGTGATGATAGCTGACTCAGATGAGTTGATCTATAACGAGAACATGCGAGAAGTACTCGAAACACAACGTAAGAAGGGTGTGAGGGCGATTAAAGCAACGGGATACATGATGGTATCAGAGATTCCTCCTAGTGGAGACGGGCAAATATATGATGAGTGTGTAACTGGTCTTAGGTACCGCGACTACGACAAGCCTGTTATCTTTGACCCAGAATTAGATGTCAAGCTCGGGCATGGGAGACACTCTATAGAGTTACCAGAGGGGGTGCCTCTAAGGAAAGCTAAGTTAATGTTGCTACATTATCGATATCTATCACGTGATTATTTCATCAAACGTTCAAAGCACTTGTACTCACGCTGTGAGTACATGGACGATAAGACCAAGAAATACCGCATGAACCGTGGCCTTAACTGGTACGAGAAGAGTTTGAAGTCTAAATTAACTAAGGTAATATAAAAATATGAAAGATCTCTCAATAATTTACTATACAGCTAACAGAGTCCCAGAGGGGTTCTTGGCTCGTACGCAGGAACAGTTACTAAAAGTGATTGGGGACACACCACTAATCTCTGTGTCACAGAAACCCATGGATTTCGGTAAGAACATCTGCGTCGGAGATATTGGGATGTCGACTTTAAATATATATAAGCAAGCACTGATTGGTGCTAAAGAAGCAACTACAGAGAACATAGCTATGGGAGAAGACGACATCCTCTACTCAGAGTCTCACTTCGATTACGTCCCTAAGAAGGACGTATTCGCCTACAATGAGAACATTTGGGGTATCTACACATGGACTGATCCGCCTGTGTTCTCGTATAAGGGTCGCAGGAACCTGTGGTCACTTATTTGTAATCGTGAGCTATTCATTAAGGTTATAGAAGAGCGATTCGAGAAATATCCAGACCAAGATAAGGCACCTCTACACCTGTGGGGGGAACCTGGTAAATACGAGAGACAGATGAATGTCACTGTTAATAAAACAGAGTTCTACCACTCTGCAGAACCTAGTATCATGTTTTCACATCCTGCAGCTGTAGGATACAAGTCACTGGGGAAGCGAAAGAGGTTAGGATTGGAGCCAACGGAAGAGTTAGCTCCGTGGGGAAAAGCATCCGATATCGTAAATATGTATAACGAATCATGAAAAAAGTCCATCAAAATATATTCATAGACGGGGAGGCACTCGGAGACGGAGATGAGCGTTTTAGCTCTAAGTTCTGTAACGAGGGTAAGTGGGAAAATTTTATCCTTCCATTTTTACCCGAACATATAGAGGACTGCGAGGAGCTGACACTCATGGAATTCGGTAGTAATGCTGGTCTCTTCCTTAGCATGGCTAAGAAGAAGGGGTTTAGACGTGTGATAGGAGTTGAACAGAGCCGAAAGGACTGTCAGGTGGGAAGTGCATATCGTGATTCATTGGGTCTGGACTACAAGATAATAAACGAAAGCATCAGTGAAGGCACCTTTGATTTCGACCAGCTGCCTGTCGCAGACTTTGTTTTACTACCCAATTTTATCTATCACCTACCAATAAATGACGTTGCATTCCTCATGGATAACTTAGCGAGGAAGGCACTGAATGTTATCGTAGTTTCAATTGCTGATCGTCCTGGTAAAGAAGTTACTTGGAAGGGTAGCTGTAAGGCAGAGAACACTAAATTCTTATTTAAGGACTGGGATCACGTTGGCACTATCAGTGGGTTAGAACAAGAGGGTGACTCACACCCCAGAGACATGTACAGCATGCTATTCAAATCTAGAGTGCTCGAATCTATCCCATGGACTGATGTACAATTTAAGGAAGACAACTCAAGACGACAGCAACAGCTAGAACGTTTTGTACAACAGTGCTTGGAAGATAAAGAGTTGGACATCGAGTCTACTGAATATTTCAAATTAGAGAAAAAGCAGAAGCAACAGCATGGCAGGAAAATGGACATACATAGCATTGTCGCTGGAAAGCGCGACGCTATTGTTGACATAGAAAAGGAGGGAATGAAGTTCCCCATATTAATGAGCACAAAAAATGTGATACAGGACGGACTACACAGGTTCTTCACCCAGAAGGTATTGGGGTATACCCGTTTAATTATCAGGAGAATTAAGATATAGGTATGAAAAAACAATACGACTTAAGCATATTGATTCCAGCACGAAACGAAGAGTTCCTCGCAAAGACAGTGAAGGACATTTTCGAACACACTGAGGGTAAGACCGAGGTGATTATTGGATTAGATGGTGAATGGGCTGACCCTGGGCTGGAAGACCACCAAGACCTTACTATTGTGTACGTGTCCGAGAGCCTAGGTCAGAGAAAGATGACAAATCAGTTATGTATCCTTTCTAACGCTAAATACATAATGAAAGTAGACGCACATTGCGCGTTTGATCAAGGGTTTGACGTGAAACTTATGGCAGATATGCAAGATAACTGGACGATGGTACCTATCATGCGCAACCTACATGCATTTAACTGGGTGTGTCCAGACGGACATGACCGCTACCAAGGCCCCAGTGGCCCCTGTAAGCACGAAAACACCTCTGGAGAGGCATGTGGACTAGAAACGACTAAAGACGTCGTGTGGATAGCAAAACAGAGCCCACAGAGCAAATCGTATAGTTTCGACCCTGAACCGCATTTTCAGTACTTTGGAGAGTGGTGTAAGCGTGAGCCATTTAAAACAGACTTGGAAACCACCCAACTCACAGAAACTATGTCTCTGCAGGGGTCTTGCTTCATGTTGACACGTGATAAGTATTGGGAACTAGACATATGCTCAGAATCATTCGGTTCGTGGGGGAGTCAAGGAATTGAAGTCGCGGTAAAAACGTGGCTTTCAGGAGGTAAAGTGATAGTGAATCATAAAACTTGGTATGCTCACATGTTTCGCACACAGGGGGGAGACTTCGGATTCCCTTATAAAATGCACCAATCTAAGGTTAATAAGGCGAAGTCACATGCTAAAAAGCAATTCTTCGAAGGAGGATGGGAAGGGGCAGTGCGCCCACTATCGTGGCTTGTGGAGAAATTCTGGCCTGTAAACCACTGGACAGACGCAGACCTCGCGAAGCTTAAGGGAGGTCCTTCCAAGGGCATTATCTACTACACGGACAACAAATTGACGCTTAAAATAGCACGTGCAGTACAAAAACAACTTAAAAAGATAAGTAAAGAAACAGGTATTCCTATAGTGAGTGCCTCGCTTAAACCTATGGATATGGGTAAGAATATAGTATTAGACGGTCAGTCAGGACGCCTAAGTATGATGAAACAAATCCTAGCAGCATTAGAAGCTAGTGAAGCCGATGTGGTCTTCTTCTGTGAGCACGACGTACTTTATCACAAATCGCACTTTGACTGTATACCTCCTAAGAAGGACGAGTATCTGTACAACCAGAACTGGTGGAAGATACGCCCTACAGATGATTTGGCGATACATTACGACGCTAGCCAGCTCTCTGGATTGTGTTGTTATAGAGACCTAGCAATCGCAGAGTACAAGGAGCGTGTAAGACGAATCGAGGATGAAGGATGGAAGAACTCCATGGGATATGAACCAGGTACTCGTGGGACTAAGAAAGGGGGGATCAGCGACAGTAAACATAGTGTATGGAAGTCCGAACTCCCAGTAATCGACATTAAGCACGAGAAGAATCTCACTCACCAAAGATGGAGTAAAGAGCAATTCAAGAATCCCAGCACCTGTGAAGGCTGGCTGGAAACTACACGCAACAAAATAGAAGGGTGGTCTGACTACGATTTCAATAAATTGTTCCGAAAATAACCTTTAAAAACCGCCACACAGGCGGTTTCGTCATTAAGTACTTCATTAAGTACTTCATTAAGTACTATGGTAAAATGGTCGTATATTTAATATTTACCAATTTAATTAATGAAATATGGCAGATGCAAAAATTACAGCATTAGGCGAAATGACAGTTCATGAAGGAGCAGATGAATTGGCTATCGTTAATGACACAGGTGGAACTCCTGTAACACAAAAAATTACTAGAGCTAATTTGTTTACTCCGCAATTCTTTTACGCATCCAAAACATCCCAACAAGAGATGACAGCATCGTTAAGTACGATCACAGCATGGGCGGCAGCAGAGCAAGAGGATTCGCCGTTCACATGGGATAACACAAATGGAATTCTAACAATTAACACAACAGGACTATATAGACTTACATACGCAATTATGTGGAACCTACCGAGTGGAACGCGTGCTCACGGTTTCGCACAGTTACAAATAGACCCATTGGGTGTAGGAAGTTATGCAGAAGAAACAGGAATGAATACAGCAGGGTATACAAGAACAATTGATGAAGGTACATCATCAATGTGTCAGAAAATCGTATCGCTTACTGCGACAGACAAGATTCGATTACAAGCAATCGAGATCGGTGGAATTGAGGTCAACGGTCCCACATATACAGGGACCTATTTAATGGCAGAGTTAATCGCTTAACATTATGGCTTTTCTACTCCAAGAAACTGGAGATAAGATCCTGCAGGAGATAGGTGATGGTATTTTACTGGATGCACTGGCTGAGGACCTTGATATAGATGTGTTTGATTCGATTACCGTTTCAGAAGATATATTTCTCTTGAACATCCTAAGAATTAATGAAGAAAGCTTCGAGAAAGGAGTACGTATTTTTTAAATAAATTATTATGGCAGACACAGGATTTAAAGACCCAACAGCCAACGGAGATGATTACTCAGATTGGACTAACCCGACTCGGGCGTATTCTTCTAATAACAGTTATGCTACTGAGTCCGACGACCTTGGGCAGCACGATTGGTACAATTTTGACTTTGAACTAGCCGCAGGCGACACAATCGATGGTATAGATGTTAGTGATTCGATAACTATTTCAGAAGATGTAGAAACAGTTGTTATTACAGATTATTTTGTAGATGTTCCGCAAACATCAACACCTAAATATACAGGCGTAGTAATACAATAGATTATGACTACAGATATTATTACAAGTACAGGAACGTGGACTGCACCAGCAGGAGTAACAGATATTCAAGTTGAGGTGTGGTCTGCCGGAGGTGGTGGAGCGACAGGTAATGGTGTTACTAATTCTGGTGGTGGTGCTGGTGGTGGAGCATATTCTAAGACTCTTTCTATTACTGTTGTACCGGGAGTTGAATATGACGTAACTGTTGGAGTTGGAGGATTAGGTGCTACATCTGTGAACAGTTCCGGAAATCATGGTGGAAATTCAGGTTTTGATGATGATTCCGAAGTTTTTGCTCAAGGTGGCAGAGGGGGAACAGTTGGCATTGGTGGTAATGGCGGAGCTTCAGGTTCTGGTGTTGGAGATACAAAATATTCTGGTGGTAACGGAGCAAATGCTTCTGTTTTTACTGGTGGAGGTGGAGGTGGAGGTGCTGGAGATGCAGCAGTTGGTGGAAACGCAAGTAATGGTACTGGTGGTACTGGTGGTACTGCTGATGGTGGTAATGGTGGAAGTGTTAGTGGCGGTGCTGGGTTGACACTAAGTGGAGGAGGTGCAGGAGCTAACTTGTCTGATTTTGGAGGAGATGGTGGAGATGGGTTCAGAGGAGAAGTTCGTATTAGTTATGTTGCGATAACTGAAATAGATGTAAATGACACAGTTATGATGACTGATGTTCTGACTGGATACACCGACACAATCATAATTACGGAGAGTGTGACAGTTGAGATCGCAGCTGCTGGGAGTCCGTCTTCGAGTTTATCTCCATCTGCTTCTAGTTCAGCAAGTGTCTCTCCATCTGCAAGTGTAAGCCCATCAGCTTCTAGTTCAGCTTCAGTTAGTCCATCATCATCAATCTCAGCTTCAGTTTCTCCATCAGCGTCTAGTTCAGCTTCTAGATCTCCCTCATCGTCAATCTCAGCATCAGTTTCTCCTTCTGCAAGTAGAAGTCCATCTGCATCTAGCTCTGCTTCAGTTTCTCCTTCTGCAAGTAGAAGTCCATCTGCATCTAGCTCTGCTTCTGTCTCTCCATCAGCGAGTGTCAGTCCTTCTGCATCTAGCTCTGCTTCAGTCTCTCCGTCAGCTTCAATCTCAGCTTCTGTCTCTCCATCTTCATCTATCTCTGCTTCAGTTTCTCCATCATCGAGTGTCTCTCCATCTGCTTCTAGCTCTGCTTCAGTCTCTCCATCTGCGAGTGTCCGTCCTTCTGCATCTAGCTCAGCGTCTGTCTCTCCATCTGCTTCAATCTCAGCTTCTGTTTCTCCTTCTTCTTCAGTATCAGCATCAGTTTCTCCATCAGCTAGTGTAAGCCCATCAGCCTCTAGCTCAGCATCTAGGTCTCCATCAGCTAGTGTAAGCCCATCAGCCTCTAGCTCAGCCTCAGTTTCTCCATCAGCATCACGTTCTCCTTCAGCATCAATTTCAGCATCCGTATCTCCATCATCATCAATCTCAGCATCAGTCTCTCCATCAGCATCAATTTCAGCCTCAGTTTCCCCATCAGCTAGTGTCAGTCCTTCTGCTTCTAGCTCTGCGTCCGTTTCTCCGTCTGCGAGTAGGTCACCCTCTGCTTCTAGTTCAGCCAGTGTTTCTCCATCTGCAAGTGTTAGTCCTTCAGCGTCTAGTTCAGCCTCGCTTTCACCCTCAGCATCAATTTCAGCAAGTGTGTCACCGTCAACATCTAGTTCAGCGTCTCGTTCTCCATCATCATCAATATCTGCTTCAGTATCTCCATCAGCGAGTGTAAGTCCTTCGGCCTCCAGTTCAGCTTCTCGCTCTCCATCTGCATCAGTGTCTCCATCTGCCTCTAGCTCAGCATCTAGGTCTCCTTCAGCGAGTGTAAGCCCGTCAGCATCCATCTCAGCCTCAATCTCTCCATCAGCGTCTACCTCTGCGTCAGTTTCACCCTCGGCATCAATTTCAGCCTCAGTATCTCCATCAGCGTCTACCTCTGCGTCAGTTTCACCCTCGGCATCAATTTCAGCCTCAGTATCTCCATCAGCAAGTGTCAGTCCATCATCATCAATTTCAGCATCAGTCTCTCCATCTGCTAGTGTCAGTCCTTCTGCTTCTAGCTCAGCATCCGTATCTCCATCATCATCAATCTCAGCATCAGTCTCTCCATCAGCGAGTATTTCATCATCAGTCTCTCCATCTGCCAGTGTCAGTCCTTCATCATCTAGCTCTGCCTCAGTGTCCCCGTCCGCAAGTGTGTCCCCGTCTGCTTCTATCTCCGCATCTGTCTCTCCCTCTGC